TGGATGATTCAGACGTTGGCGGGGCAACGGCTAAAGAATCTTTAAACATATTAAAGGGTTCTTTAAACTCGTTAGGTTCTCGCTATCCTACAGATGTTTGCAATTCTTTAAGCGACTTTATCACACTTGTTGGCGCAACAAAAAATAATGAAGTCGGTATTATATCCGCCGGAACATCTCTTACAGAAGAATTGCACGGTGGTACGGCAAATAGCATTGTTGTTTATAAACACATTGTTTCAACCGGAAGAATAGTGTATTCCTGTTTTTCAATTAATGATGTTGTAAGCGGTTATGTCAATAAGAGTAGTGAAGTCGCTTATGCAGGATATTCCACTATTATACAGCAACTTGATTTATCCTCGATTACAATGCAAAGTGGTTATTCGCTTGCGGGTGGGGCGAATGTTGCAAATTATAACGCTGGACGTAAACAATTAAATATAGTATCAATCAAGCTGTTAATAACTGGCGTGTATCAAGTAAATTCAAGCGGTTCAAATTATCAAAATTATGTTTGCATGCTGCCTGTAAATTGGCGTCCGCCGTATAATTTGCAAGGCGTAGCCATTGACATGACTTCGAACAATAATAATAACATAGGTAACTTCCAAATTGGCTCCAATGGTGCGTTATACATTAGTTTCCCAAACGGTACAGTATTTGATCAATCGACTATTAACGCGTTGGTTAATTTAACATTTATTATATAACAATTAAGTAAAGGGGTAAAACATGAAAATTATAGTCACTGAGATCCAAAAGTTTGAAAATGGACAGATGTCTACGCCTTCTTACGCTTATGATGACCAGAATGCAGCAGAAGCGAAATTTCATTCGATTCTCGCAAGTGCGGCAGTTTCCGCTCTGCCTGTCCATGCTTGCGTGATGTTCACGGAAGAAGGTGCTTTTCTCGACAAAGGTTGCTACAAGCACGAAACTCAGGAAGGAACAACAGAAAGCTAAGCCATATTACCACAAGCCGACACCTCCGTCGATTAGCTTATAGTTAAAAGGAGTTTAACGTGAAATCACAATTCCGTGGCGAAATAGGTAGACGCACTCCGAAAGCGCAGGGGAAAATTGTCGATAAGACCCCTATGGAGCGACAGTTGCAAGGTGCAAATCCTTGCCGGAATTGCAAGTTGAAATGAGGGTATATGGAAACACTCAGAATAATAGGAGTATTATTCGGCATTTTAGGACTTATACTTTCTGTATTCGGTGAGTATCTTGTTGATCGATATCTTTACAAGAAAAAACTGAAGGAATTAAGAGAAGAATTAAAAAGTGTTAGAGGTTTAAAGTAATCTATCCACGTCTTGTTGACAGCAACAAAACATCCATAAGCATATGTACAAAACAGACATCGCTTCATAGTTAATACTATGAAGCGATCATTATTAATGAGGTAACATAATATGTTAGACAGAGACGAATTAGAACAGATCATCACAGCACAGATTGATAACAAGTGGAAGTGATTAGCGCATGATATTTAACATTACAGGCGGAGGGAAGTTCGCCAAGATAACGGCATACGTTCCCACCAATACAGCGGTAACCTGCTCAAAGAGTCCGTTCTCTTTCAGCAAGAATTCCGGGTCAGCTAAGTCTGTGACATTCGAGGTTCCGGTCTCTGGCTCGTGGACAGTATCGATGACCTGGGGTGGGCAGACATATACAACCACAGCCTCCGTTTCCACACAGGGATCTACTGTCAGTGTAAGGTTCCGGTACTACTACTTCAAAGCAGGCGAGGGTGCGAAGAACGGTCTTACTTATATGAGTGGCAGTACTGATGGGCGGGCTGTATGGACTACGGATAATTTCGTCATCGTCTATGACGCTCTAGCGGTTTGGCAAGGTCAGAAAGAGCAGGTCTTTCCGACAAGCACTGTCGATCTGTCCAACTTCTCTACTTTCGCTGTAGAGGCTTATACATATGATGACTCAAACGAAATATGGATGCTGGCAGGCCCGGCAAGAAGCACGGGGCCTCAACTCCAATACAAAATAAATGAGTTCGTTTGTCCGAGCCGATCCGTAGCTACTTACAACATCAGTTCTTTGACTGGTGAAAAGTATGTTGGCCTCTATCACGGTTCTTCGCAAGAAGTATATGTCTATAACTGGTATCTGGAAGTATAAGAGGAAAAATAGATGAGTATTACAATTAACGGCCCAGCCGAAACTTTAACATGTAAGTACTGCGGGAGAGACTATCTCTCCCGTGGTAAAAAAGATCCCGGCTACTGTAAGGAATGCGAAGCCAAGATGAAAGGCGACACAGCCACGATCTCCGGTGGTGACGATGGATTTGATAAGGTAGAGAACTATGTGCAGATGGCTATCAATATTGCAAATAACAATCAGCACGGCTACTCTCAGGCGAATCGTGATGGGTATCCGGACTATGACTGTTCCTCTCTGGTTTGCAATGTGGTCCAGCGTTCCGGTATCCCGGTGATGGATAACGGCGCTTCCTATACCGGTAACATGAGAGCTGCGTTCATCAAATCCGGATTCCTTCCTGTCTCCGTCAACCTCGCCAATTGCGCAGGAATGGAGCGAGGAGACATTCTGCTGAACGATCAGTCTCATACTGCTATTTATATAGGTAATGGTCAAATCGTTCAGGCGGGCGGATCTGACGGCCATCCTGAGCCCGGTGATCAAACCGGCCGAGAGATTCAGGTCATGAGGTATTATAACTTCCCTTGGTCTGTTGTTCTTAGGTATCCGCATAACGCTAAGACTACAGATGGCGCGGATGTCCAGCCTGATCTTCTACCTAATGAAGATCCTACACATCAGAACCACGATGACTATCCTTATATTATGAGGTATGGTGACTGGGGTGAGAAAGTACTGGACATCCAGAAGAAACTCAAAACCCTTGGGTACTACAAGCAGGATCTCGATGGTAAGTTTGGAGACCAGACATTGGCAGCTGTGATGAAGTTCCAGGAGAAGAACAGACTGGTCATGGACGGTGAGGTTGGTCCTTTAACTCTAGCCGCTCTTAATGAACGGTATGAGGAAGTAGGGGATAAATCAGTCGGAGTCCTTGAGCTCGGTCAGGTTGTTCGCTTCCTTGGTGGAAAGGCGCGGATATCTGCCAATACGGATCTAGGTCCGAAGTTCGAACCTGGGGAAGGTAAGATCACGGCGGTGCGCCTAGGGTCTAAGTTTCCCTACCATCTTGCTCCGGTAGGAGATAGCAAAGTGTACGGATGGGTGTCATCCGATCAGATCAAAGGAGATTAAAATAATGTTTACCAGCATTTGTTTTGGAATTGCAATAGTGCTTCTCGCTATCAGTTCTTATTTCAATTTCGTGAAGATAAAAGAAACAAAGGGAATCGTCGATGCCCACTGGGCAGCCATTCAGCACGAGTGTAATGCAATCTGGGGGCAGCTCCATGACAGAGACGACGGAGAATAATCTGCCTAAGTGCAGACAATGTGGAGCTACGGTACCGGCAGGGAAGGATCTCTGCTGGTGCTGTGAGCATGAGCCGAAGTTAGGGCTTAATAAAAAGGATCACACCTGCGGGGTTGACAGTTGTGAGATAGACTTTACTCAGAAAGGGTGATTCCAATGGACGGGGCAACGCTTGCAAAGGTGGAATTAATTAAAGCCTGGATACCTGCTGCGGTGCAATTAATTATTACAGTTGGCGCTATTGCAACGGCGATCATCAACAACAGGAAAAAGACAGAGGCGAGTCTGGCGGCGATTGGCGACAAGGTAGATGGCCTGGACAAGAAACTGGACAAGCACATCAAGGAAAACGAATTTGACAACGCAAAGCAGGTACGAGTCAGGATATTGCGATTCTACGATGAACTTTGTAGAGCAATGTTACGTGGCGAAATACCATGCTCAGAGAGTCATTATGAAGATATTATGGATGACGTGAGTTACTACAAGCGGTTCGTTATAAACCACCCGGATTTCAAAAACAGCCGTGGAGAACTGGCAATGGAGTATATCGAAAAGACATATCACGAACTGAAGACGAACGGTGGATTTCTGGTGCATGCAGAATGATGGAAAACACACTGGCTTTTATTGTCTTCGCTCTGTTTATCACTTATGCCTGTATCGTCAGTAACGAAGACCATCACAGGAAACCGTAAGGAGGATGATACATATGGACGCAGAAACCAAAAAGAATCTTGTAAGAAAACTTACCTCCCGTAAATTCTGGGCGGCAGTAGTATCCTTCGTCACCTGCATCGGCGTATTCCTCGGCGGGTCTTCCGCCACGCTGGAACGGGTGGCGTCTCTCATCATGGCCGGTGGTACGATCATCGCCTATATCATCGGTGAGGGTCTCGCTGACAGCTCCCCGAAAGAATACAACTATTACTATCAGGGTAACGGAGAGGTGCAGTATGGGGATTATGAAACTGATGCGAATTACACAATACAGTAATACACTAGATAGGGGATTGACTTCGGGGAATGAGTCATCCCCTTTATTCGTATATAAGGAGATGATGTGATATGGCGGTTGACTTTAAGGCAGCTGCGGCAAAAGGCGCTGCTAGTGCTTCGTCGTCTGCTAGTTCCGCAGCGAAAGTTGGTGCGGACAACGCAAGGACTTCCACGACTACTCCAGGGGCAGCGGCTCAGAATGTTATAAATAGCAACAACTTTACAACACAGGATATAAATACGGGGGCGGTTTCCAGAAATGTAGGTTCAAGTACCGCGGCAACACAGAATGCTATATCGAGGCTGTACGGCACGCCAACGAGTACTTCAAAAACATACAATAATACCCCATCGGCAGGAACTGGAGTGCTAGATTCAAACGCGGGAAAGAAAACTGATGGCGATACAGGGGGCGGCTCTGGCTATTCCGGAGGTGGATACTCTGGCGGCGGTGGATACTCCGGTGATTCTTATTCCTATGGCGGAACTGCTGCGGCTACACCGGCTGCAACTACCGCATCTGCTAGTAGTCCGGAACTGAAGAACGATCTTCTCGGTGGTACCGATGCCGGTAAAGCCAGCGCGGATATGCTGAAAGCTGCTGGTTATAATACCTCCGGTGATGGCGCTATCGGACTGGGCGCGGATATTAAAGTTCCGGATCAGGTTGCTGCTCCGAACAGAGTTGATCTTCCGAATGTGAACCTTCCGAATTATATCGCCAATCCTAATGTAGCACTTCCAAATGAGATCGCCATACCGAATGGCGTGGACCTACCAAACAGATTGGACCTTCCGAATGCGGTAGATCTCCCGGAACAGATTGATTTCGAGAAGGCTCTGGCGAATGCCGGAGTGGATATCGGAAGAGTAAACAACATTGATACTGTCAGAGAAGAAGCCTTGCTCGCTCAGCTTACTGAAGCCCAGAGACAGCAGGCTATTTTAAATGCCCAGAATACTGTTGAGAAGGGTACTGCCGATCTCCAGCGTAATATGCAGAACGCGCAGGACCAGTTCCAGACTCAGCGTAATCAGGTTGATATTGATGAGCAGAGAGCTCTGGATAATCAGGCTTTATACAATGAGGCCCGTGGTGATCGTGGTGGTGTTGGGCAGGCTCAGTACAATACGATCCAGAATACAGCCGCTACGAATAGGCTGACGGTCCAGAAGGAACAGACTCAATTAGCTACAGATACTGCGCGACAGATTGCGGATCTTCGTGCGCAGGGCGAATTTGAGAAAGCGAATCAGCTGCTCAGTATCTCCCAGAATTATCTGTCTCAGTTAATGGATCTGTCTACATGGGCAAAGGAAACAAATGTCGGCATTGATGAGTTCAATCTTCAGGTGGCTCAGTGGGAAGAGAACTATAAGCTGAGTCTTGTGGATGCTCAGCTAGATGCTCAGGCTTCTAATCTGAATCTTGCTCAGACGATGATGCAGCAGAACATGAATCTGTTCAATGCCGCATATCAGCAGGAGAACAGTCTGTACAACGCAAGATGGAATCGGGCTCAGCAACTGTTTGAAGACCAGCTCAATCAGGAGAACAGTCTTTACAATGCTCGCTGGAATCAGGCACAGCAACTCTGGCAGAACGCTTACAATCAGGAGAACAGTCTGTACAACGCAAGATGGAATCAGGCGACCGATCTGTTCAACGCGGCTTATAACCAGGAGAACAGTCAGTTCGAGGCCAGACGGAACATTGCAAACGACTACTTTAATAACCAGCTTAATGCCGCGAATTATGGCCTTAATGCGAGCAAGGCGGCTCTTGAGGCACAGATTAATGCGGCTAATGCAACCGGTGCTTTCGCCGGTGGCTCACCGACCTATACAGCCCAGCAGAACGCACGGCAGGTTCTGGCTGCATCCGGGCAGGCATTGCTCGAAAAGGGAATCATTCCTACAGCCGAACAGCTTCAGGCGATGGGCATGACCGCAGCGCAGGCGAGTGAGTATGTCGGTGGTACGAGCAGCTCCGGATTAGGCTGGTAATAAAAGACCATGAAGGAGATAATCTTATATGGCATTAGTTAAAGACGAACAAGGTAAAGAGACAGTAGTCTCACCTTCTATAGTAATCCCCGCAGCTCCGAAAATTTCCTCCGATGCAAAGATATCGGGTAAGCTCTCCTCCAGCACTGGTAGTGGGAAGAGTGCAAAGACTTCCTCGGATACCAATACTGCAACTAAGACAGGCGGAACTACGCAGTCGGCTGGTGCAGATGCGATTTGGAAAGGCATATCTAGAGCGAACACCATTACAAATGATTACGTAAAGCCTGTAGATTCCGGTGCTGCGCCCGGTATTGAAACTTCCAGCGCACCTACTTACACAGAGGATTATAGCACTCCCACACCGGAGCCTGTTGTTTCTACCCCAGCATATGAGCCTCCTATAAAGCAGGAGGAG